CATGAAGATAAAGGTTTTGCCAATTAGTGACAGCGGTTAGCTTGGCAAAGATGATTTCTGCTGCAACTTTCCTGCTTGTTATTGATGCAACGACGTTCTGCTGTACAACGACAGCAGATGTCTTCTGGATGGATGCGTCTAATTGGAGCTTCCTGTGTGTAACACCAGCCCTTAAGGATCGATACTTTACGGAAGCATGTATAGCCATCGGCTGTTAACCGAACTGTGATCGTACTTTAAATTTTATTAAATCGATTACAGTTTGAGTTCGACCGTTTGAGTCTGTGAACTCGACCTCACCTTCCAGAATACCTGTTGTGTCAAGCGTATCGCTATCGAACACAAAAGTTACTTTACCCTCTGTGGGAGCTGTGAGGGTTCCAAGCAAGGTGTCAATCAGACCTGTCTGCCCAACAGTCCTTACGCGCATCCTTACAGAGCCTCCCGTAAGGTCGAGCGGAGCAAACGTATTTGCATCATCAGAGTCAAGTACTGCGCCAGCAGCTGCGGAGTTACTGTCTTTAAGAGTCATCTCGATCTCAGGAAGCTGGTCCCCCTGAACAAGATCGATGGTCGTAAGATATGCCATTAGATAAATGCCCTCGGTTTACAAGTCAACGAGCCACCACTGAACCCGTACTTCACTTGTCGGATAACTTTGCCCACACCCCTCTCGAAGAGCTGCTGGTTAACGCCTGCTGCACTAGGATTAGACCAAGGTTGTCCAGACATCATCTGCAAGCGATACAAAGCGCCGTGAGCGATAGTTTCTCTGTGCTCCTTACCTACGCTGTCTGGAATGCTTGAGCTAGAGGATGTTGGCTTAACTGAATACAGAACCCTGAACGAATCAGCAGCTGCGGGGATAGGGGCTAGATAGAAGTCAGCGTTGTCTCTTTGGGCGTAATAAGCGGGGGTTCCCCGAGTATTTTCATCGCCCAGCCGAAGCAGCAACTGGCTGTAGCTTATAGGGTTCAACGCTGCTTTGTCGTTGAATATATCAAGTATGTGATTTAACTCCGTGCCAGATGGCAGCGATACTGCGTACTCATTTACACCTGCAATAATGGTGATGAACTCAGGCTCAGGAATATAGATATCTGTTCTTGAACAAAAATCAATTGCCGAGTCACGTACCGAGCGCTCTATAAGAAAGTCTGGAGCACCTTGCGCCTCAGGGCGCACGTACAGAGAAAAATCAGAATACTTCATTAGGCAGCACCAACCGCGCTAACTGAAGCTGGCATTGGGGTTGTTGCGCCGTCAGCCTGCGTTTTTACGCCTAACGCGTTAGCAAAGCTCTGATAGTGCATCATTGCTCGCTGCGCGTTACCAGCAAACTCAGAGTCTTTTTGGTACGACCGATACAGGATGTAATCTAAGATACAGTTAGCGTAAACATCGTCTAGGCTAATTGTAGTTGTATCTGTTTCGAAATTAGATATCGATATCTCTGTAGGGGCTGAGGAATACACGATCTCTAGACTGTGCGTGCCAGCAGCGCCTTTAGGGTAAACATAAAAGTTCTTGGGGTCAGCTGGGTCATAAACAAAGTGCTCAATCTTGTTCGTGCCAGCTGTCGTCTCGTGCCAGTTAGGTAAAGTCTCATCTAGGATGCGTCTCTGTACCTGAGTAACGGCGCGACCGCCCACGTTTCGTACTATTTCAATTAACCTTAACGCCGCGCTTGGAAGAGTCTGCTTACTGCCATCGACGCAGTTATAGGTGGTGTTTACCATCTTTGCGTCTGGGCGATGCAGCACAACTTCTTTTTGAGCGTCGTTAAAGAACTTTAAAAGCTCTGAGTTTGGAAACCGGACATTCGTATTATCCTGCAAGATAATCCCAGCCCGATCTAAAATATCTACTACTTTTGTGTCAGCCATTGTCTGTCTCCCACTCAATTACTTGCAAATCGGGGTTGTTTTTGAATATCGGGTTGTACTCAAACTCATTTCCGGTAATTACATTTTTAACCCGCTTGGGGACGAGTTCTTTCTCAACTGGCTGCGGGTTCGCCTTGTTCTTAGCTAGCTGTTGCACCTGCTCTTCCAGCTGCGCGAGCGTCAACCTTCGATCCAGCTTTACACCAAAGTCCTCTTTGGCTTGAAGGAATACTTCGTCTTTCTTCGTGTTAGTTTTTTTCATAAGTGTCTCGCCAAAAAGGGGGAGGTTTCCCTCCCCCGATTATTGGTCTACCTTAGTTCCACTTACCAACTACAAGCGCGTCTGGAGTAACGACCTTAGAGCCGTAAACTTTCAGACCACGTACTTGATCGCCGAAAGTGCTTTCCATGCGAACAGTTTCAGTGTTAGTGAACTGTGACGCGAAGGACAACGCTTTAGGGTGACCGGCAAGAACGTGGGTGTAACCCGCGTCGCCGCCAGATGCTGGCTTGTAAACCATGTTGCTTTGGAAAACCTTGAAGCGGTCAACCATACCCACCATACCGTTACGGAGAGGTGAAGTAGCATCGCCAGTCAGGTAAGCCTGACGCAGCTCTGACTGCTTAAGCATTGAGATGTACTCAGGAGAAAGAACGATGAAACGACCTTCTTCTGGGATGTTCAACTCGTCTAACTGCTTAGACATGGTCAAGATGTTTTCTAGGATGTTAGAAGTAGTTACGTCAGTTTGTGAACCGATAGTAGTAGCACCAGTTACAGCGCCAGCAAGAACTTCAGTCTCAACAGCAATACGCATACCTTCACTAGCATCGCTAGAAGCTCCTTCCAACATGTTGATATCAGCCTGAGCTGCCAACACATCGTCTACTTTAAAGCTGTAGTACTTAGCTTTATCGATGAGCATTTCTACTTTAGCAGTAGTCAGCTCTTGAGTAGTGATAGTGCCAGCGTAGTCGTTGATAGTTACAGCCGGAACTGTACGGATAACAACTTTATCGCCCTGACCAGAGATTTCACCTTCATAGTCGGTGTTAGAGATTTCGGGCAGAATTGATTTGCTGTAGAACTTAGCCTGAAGGAGTTTGGAAAACACCTCTGGGATAAAGTTTACTTCAGATGTAGCACCCGTTGAAAATTGTGAAAAAGACATTTTATTACCTCACAAGAGATTAGCGGCGTATCGACCCACTCTCCATCGCTTTGAGTATTTCTGTTTGATGCTTTTCAAACACTTTGTTTGGCATCCTCATAATCTCATCGACGGTCCAGTGTTTCTTTTCGCCTTTAATTTGTGACTTTCGAGCCTTGGGCATCTTCGGTTCTGCAACCGTCTTAGCCCGCTCAAGAGCCTGCTCTTGCAGCGTGGGAGCTGGTTGCCCCATGTCAGCCTTAAACCTACTAAGGACGGAGTTCACATCATTTGACGAACCTTCTTGTATCCAAGTCTTCGTCTGAGAATCTGCTTCCTCTAACCAGTTCAACCAGTCTGCCGTATCAATAAGTTGATCGACATCAGGGTGTACCGCTCGGATTCGCTCAAAGTGCTCGGCTTGCGCCTGCTCCTGAATCTCTTGATACCTACTCTGTTCTTGCTCGGCTAAAGCATCCTTGGCTTTACCAACTTCATCCTGTGTTCTCTTCAACTCATCCAGCAACGGTCCAGCAAGATCGGGATAGTCCTCTCTTATCTGTGCCAGCTTGCCTTCATCTTTTGAAGATTCCACAAGTTGACCTTTCAACTCAGTTACACTTCTGATCAGGTCGGCATTTTGCCGCTTCAAGTCAGCAGTTTCCTGCGTTGCTTTGGTCATTCTCGCCTGTGCGCCTTTCATTGCTTTCTCGGCTTTTTCTAAAGCCAACTTCAGTTCCGAGTCCTCGCTGCGTTCTGACTCTTCTACTGTGTCCTCATCCGCTTGAACTTCAGCCGTATCCGTGGGATCGGGGGCTTCTACTTGCAACGCTTCGGGTTCTTCTGGGGTATCCTCTGGAGGTTGATCTGCCTCTGGGGTCTCAGTCTTACCTTTAGTCATTTGTTCGTACAATTCTTTCGCTTCAGCTTCCAGTCGCGCTGGGTCATTTCTCTTTGACATTGTTATTTCCTTCGAGTCCCACAATGGGATATTCGTTAGTCTATTGCGGATGTCCTTTTGGGGGTCCGCGCTTTGTCTAGAACGGCTTTCGCCGCTTCTTCAAGTTCAAGCACGAAGCGCAGCTCTAAGAGCCTGCCTTGCTCGAACCTAAAATTTTTCTCGTCCGCTCCCTCTAATGCTGCTTGGGCACTGTCAAACCGCGCTTTAATTAAGTCGCGGAGCAGCTCCCATTCCGGCATTGCCTTGAGCCGCAGGATCGCCTGCGACTGCTGCCTGTTGCATTTGAGCTTGGAGTAACTGTTGTTGTTGCTGCTGTTCAAGAGCTAATTGCTCCTCAGTCTTAATAATTTCGTCGGGGTCAATATCCATGCTCTGGGCTATGTCACGCAGCAACTGAGTACGCTTGACTGCACCGTTGGGGTCTTCACCCACAAGAGATAGGAATTGAAGCAACCGCTGACTCTGTACTTCTTTCTGTACAAGTGCGGTACTGCCACGAGCTACGATCCGTAGATCACCCTTTGACTTCTCGTTAGTCCCAAACTCCATGTTGAAGTGGAACAAAGCCTCAATCATTGGCTCAATCAGGAAGTCATCAATGTTTTTGATTGTGCTTTTCAGTGCAATGTTTGCTGCACCCATCAGCATTGACATACCAGTCGCTGTCTTGTTAAGACCTTGAGTCTGCTCACCATGAGTGTAGGAAGGCAGTGACGTGGTCTCATCAGCAAATCGACGGAATATCTCTACAATCTGGTTCAGTCCATTAGCGTTCGCTACCGGCTGATACCATCTGACAGCAGGCATAGAACCGTCTCCACCCTCTCGGAGAAATACTCGCCAAGGGTGGATGTCTGTCGGGTCTTCTCCTGCTGCAAGCAAGTCGGTGTTCACCTCAACCATTGGACCTGACGACAAAGCCATGTTGTCGAGCCAGATACGTGTTGCGGTATTCATAGTTCCTTGAGAGTCACGCATCATACGAGGCACGCCTGTACCCCAGAACTGGTGCGGGCTGCGCTCATACGGGAAGATGTGATAAGGAATCTTGTACCCGTTTATAGGGTTCAACATAACCTTCAGCACTTTGCCGTCGCAGATCCACACACAGGCTGAGTAGTCATCAGAAAGATCTGAGCCTTCCTCTAACTCTATACCGTGCTCTTCAAGATCATATCCATCGATAGTGCCCCAATACTCCATAACAACGAAGCGATTGGACTCAGAATTCTCGTGGATACCAGCGATTCGTCGTCGGGTTGTCTCGTGATCTTCTTCAGTATGGTTGCCGTTACGGTGAATCTTAAGAAGATACTTAACCATCTCAGCGTCAAACTGAGGTAGATCAGCAAGATCGCGCATCTGTCGTCTTGTTAGGACGTGACGACGGAATAAACCATCGCAATCATCCAGTGTCGTACAGTACGGGTCGGGGTATAGATCGAAAATACTAACGCTTTCTACGTCAGGCGCCACAGTTTCTACAATGCTCAAGCCAAAGTTCTGTTCACCAGTCAGTGGATTCAACATTTTAGAGTAGCTTTGCTTCTTATCTATACGCACAGTGCCCGCTTTAACGGCACCTGATCCAAAGATGCAAGCTTCTAGGAATGCTTCCTTCAGCTTCATCTCTGCATTTGTTTCTATCAACTGGTCTTTAATGTCTACAGTCATAGACTCGGCAGCGTTCTTGGCTATTTCTTTCTCTAGCTCTAAGAACTCTTCCTCTAGCTCCTCCATCCTTGCGGCTACCAAGTCCTGATTCATCATCGGGTCTTGTCCGCTCGCCATCATGATCTGGTCCATAGCCATCTGGCGCATTTGCATCGCCTTCAAGGGATCGATCTGTGGGATTGGTGTAGGATCTACAGAGAAGAAAACATCGCCATGTTGGAATAATAGGTCGATTATTCTTGAATATGCCGCCATAACTTTGGTACGTGTTAATCCGACGTACACTTTAGACCGTGATCCAGACGCTGCATTTAGACGTGCGAGTACTTCAGGCTCATATATCCCCTGATATTGACGCAGGTCTTTTAGCCACTCGTTCTCAGTTTCTTTACGAGCGTCTTTGTATTCTTCAAAGGTGCCGGACAGACGAGAACCCAGACTCTGCATACTTTGCGCTTGCAGTCCATCTGGCGCTTTTACTAACTCGTCTTCCTCGCCTTCATACTCTAGTTCTTGCATAGGTTAATAGCCCGTCACAGGATCTAACGATTTAAAGCGTTTTTGTATAGTCCGGTGCCGAGGTCTCGGCATAGAGGCAAGTCCATGCAATGCGATGGCATAAGCCATCACCCTGTCATCATAACATCCATTTTGAGAATTGTAACTACCCTTATCATCTATTATGTAAGTTCGCAACTCATTTAATAATTCTATGTCAGCTACACCAGATTCACCCTGTCGCATTAGGGTTGCAAGATTGTCAACAATGAGAGGTTTTGTTTTCGAGGTCGTCAGGAAACCACCGCGTTTTGTCAAGCGATCTCCGTAGGCACCATCAACAGAACTTTCCACAAATAAATTTGAATATCCCAGATCCTGCATTTTTCGCAGTGTGCCGAGACCGTGGTTGTTTCTCTCTACCACTATATATGCAGTGTTATATCGCTTACCTAACATCGCAACTAGGGCGCCATAATCAAAAGGATCAATGTGTCCGTGCCAGCACGCCACCTGATTGCCCATAGAGTCTAGTATCTGGGCGCAACTGTAGTCGCCATACGCGAGACCTTCCGCAACATCCACACCTATGACGTAATTCTCGTCTCTATGCGGCGGGCACCACTCTTGATAATTGCCGTGCTCGCGCTCGATTAGATTACCGTCCACGATGTCGCCCTGAAAGTCTGCGGTATAACAATTACTCTCACATTGACTTATTGCAGTTTCTTCCACAAAACAGCGCCCAGACGTTAAGAAGGCTTCTAGCGGAGTGCTTGGGTACTCCTGACGGAATAAATCTGTTCCACCTAGCTCGTCAAGCTTGGCGCGTCTAAACGAGAGCTGCTCGTCGTCCAATCCATATTTTTGCGCTAGCTCATATTCCTCGGGTGTGGCTACGAAGTAGGGCGATACTTTTTTTCTATACTCGGGCATCCAGTACCACGGGATAAAGCAGGTTACCCACTCCGACTCCCCACGAAGCGACTTCATTACCTGATCATAGAACCAGCCACCTGCACCATTAGCAGTGCTCTCCAGAATTACCTCTGTGTTCTTCCCGCCGACAGTCTGTAGTAGACCTGCAACTATGTCCGATCCTTGGGGGTAGAAGGCAACCTCTGATCCGTGGACGAATCGGTTTGTTTGTCCTCGACCAGTTTGGGTAGACCTTGCTGTACCAACCCTGTATCGCGAGTTGATTTCATCAAATACAAGAGTTGACGCCGACTGAGAGGCAAGCGGCGGCTTAAAAGCTGGGTGCGGGACATTGTCATAGAAGTGACGAACCATGTTAAAGATTGCGTTAGTAGATTCTGCAAGGTGCGACAGCACAAACGCGTTAGCGTTTCGATTTTGCGTGACTTTCCAGAAGTTTCTGCCCTGTGTGTACGTAGATATGCCGGTTTGGCGGGCTTTCAAGACCAAAGCACGGATGTTTCCCTGCTCTTTTAACTGCTGTTCTAACACTTTATGCACGTATAATTGGGCAGAATTCAACACAAAACTGCGGGTATCTCCCTCTTTTGTGACAATTTTCAGCATGTTCTTTGCGTATAGGGGAAAGTTACCCTTTAGCCTTCGTGCTACTTCTTCAATTTCCACAGCTATTCACCACTGCGCGGCACCACCAGATAAAATCATGGTCGTCTAGCACGCCTCTCATTATGTTTATTCGGGCACAAACCAATCGAATGTTGCCTTCAACGTACCCCTTGGATATGTCAACTCTGTCAGCGCTAACGGCGAGGTCTGACTGGTCGGTTGTTGTGTGCATAGGAAGGTTAGAAATAGCGCAAATCCCGCCCTGTTTCTCGTATAAAGCCAACAAGTACTCCAGTGATACTGGGGTACCTTCGTATTTCTTTTGCTTGTGGCGCTGTTTTAGAGCCGTTAACCGAGACTGCAAGAAACCAGACAGACTGCTGTTGCACCGTATTTTATTGCCGAGCGACTTGCAGGCTTTACATTGCTGCCGCCCTCTTGTCGGAAATTCGTCTAGACTTTTGACAATGCCGCAAGTGGAGCATTCTTTACTATCAGGCGCCACGATGTATCCCTCGTTAGCTCCTCGAATTTAGCTATGGCTTTGCGGCTATTACTTACAGCAACTCGGTCTCCCATTAACCCAGTGCCAAGCCCTATGCATCCCTGAACATCTTTAGGGAAGTTTGCAACGTGAATCAGTATGTAAGTCCGATCCTCCACATCTTTAACGTGGTAGGTTTCACCAAACCTTGGGGAGTCTCTCCAAGCAACCTCATAGTTCCCTTCAGGAATACAAGACACGTTAGGCGCGTTATCCAGCCAAGGACGCTCTATTGTGTAGAATCGCTCTCCCTGTACATCGATAATGCCTAGCGTCCCTTCTGGGTGGTAAGCGAATCGCTTCAGTTCGATATCAATCATTATTATCGCAGCCTCTCTTTCTAGCCCGAACATCGTTTCGCTCTTTTCTGTTTGGCTTAGAATTTCCAAAGATTCGGTCATAGCCTTCACTAAACTTTTTAGCGTCTTCAGGGCGGCGGTTATCGCCCTTGCCATATAGTGTTTCACGAGAGTTCTTCATTTCCTGTGCCTTGCTGTCTTCTTAGCTATCTTCTTGGGTTGGGCGCTGTGCTGCTTACCCGCTTTGGTGTCGGCGCGTTTTTTCCTGCTGGTCGCCGCGTATTCCTTCTTACTCAAGGCGTCGCGAGCAGACTTGGGCAGATACCTTTCGCCGGTCGCCTTCTTGCCCTGAGTAGAGTTCTTGCCGCTCTTAGTGCCCCACTTCTCGCCGGTCCACTTCTTCAAGCTCTTCTGCGATTTTTTTAGCGCCATCAGTCTCTATAGCCTCCGCCCGCTGCTTTGTATTCCTTGGCTAGCATCTGCGCTTTACGCGCACTCCACTGCCCCGCTGAACCACCTTTGCTGCTAGCCTTAATCTTGTTGAACAGTCGCTTACGCATCGCTGGCTTCGTGTAGTTACCGGCGCTGTTAACGGTCGATTTTTTCTTGGGCGCAGCTTTCTTGGCAGGCATTACTTCTTCTTAGCCTTCGGCTTGGCTTTAGGCTTCGATTTCATCTTGACGCCTGCCGTCTTAGCCGCTTTCTTAGCTTTTGCGATCCCCGCAGGGGTATATGCGTACTTCTTACCGTTTACGTTTGGCATACTTTCTCTCCTTAAAGAGGTAATTCACTCAGATGCTGAGCGGATGTCCTTGGCAATGCCTTCGACAGCAGTTGCAGAACCTTTGCCTATACCCTTAGCGGTATCGGTAACCATAGTCTGTGCTGAGTCTACTGTGCTGGTCAGAATCTCTTGCGATCCATCAATAGCACCGTTGAAGGTGTTGCATCCGGTCATAACTACTGCTGCTACTAAAATTACATTTTTCATTTGGTATCTCCGATCGGTTGAGCTGGGAATCTGATCCCAGATTTCTAGGTTGCTTAACTGCCTTTCTTCCACTTGGTTGATGATGATTTGGTTTTGGAGGGCGCCCATTTAGTTTTTGCTGCCCAATAGGCTGCACTCATCTTGCCCTTGCTTATATTCTTGGCGTGACGGCTCTCAAACGCCTTGCGCTGACCCACCGTCTGGTTGGTCTTAACGCCTTGCTGCCCAAATCTAATGGTTTTGACTTTGTCGCCCTCTTTGGCTACGACGACATGTGACTTGGTAGGGTGGCTAGGGGTACGCTTGGGTTTGTTATACCCACTGAC